AAGTCAGCGAGTCAAGAGCGAGGTCAAGAACATACTATTCAGCAACAAATTGAAGAAGCATTAGGTAGACCAATTGAATTAAGTAATAATAGTCCGGGAAGTCGAATAGCCGGAAAGATGTTAGTCCATGAATACTTACGATGGATACCTAAACCAACTATTCCAAAAGAAGATGCGCCAGTCTATTCTGAAGAATATGCAATGTGGGTTCTTCGGAATAAAGGATTAAATGATTATAAGGCTTACTTAAGTCTATTTGAACCACCTGAAGAAGAATTTAATATTCCTAAGTTTCAACTCTTTCAATGTGACCGCGAGGGTGAACATGAGAGTCATCCTAACTGCTGTCCGATAATGATTGGTTCGATTCAAGCATGTTCTTATGATAAGAAATCGAAAGATGGTAAACCTGCTGAGGATGTTGCCGAATTCGAGGGCGATGACCCATATGACGATTTAAGATATGCTGTAGATGCTGCTGAAAATTATTTTGTAAGCGCAGAAAAAGAATTCATTAGAATTCAAAAACAGCAAGCGTTGGAAGATGCTCTAAAGAATAATCGAGACTGGACTGCATACTACCGAAATATGAAAGCTCAGGAATCAACAAACAAGATTCAAGTCGTAAGACGATTTCATCGAAGGGGAAGATAATGAAAAGAATTCTTTTGGTTTGTTGCCTCGCGCTCGTTCCATCTTTGGCGATGGGACAGACAGCCGACCAAATAATTTCATGTAATCAAGTAGTTCAGAATTTTGAGATTCAGGGAAATTCACCCTGGGCATATACATTCACTATGGCACAACTAGTTCCAGCTAGTGATACTGACCCCACACTAGTTCCACATATTTACAATGGCTTCACCATGCAAATCGATACATTCGCTGAGCAAGATATGGGCACTGGTGAAGTGCTAGGAATTTGTCCTAATGGAACACAACGAGCTGGTGATAAGATTTATAAGATTGTCGTTAATAACGTAAAGTTAGATAAAGGTAATCATACCTTGCATCTTTGGGCGTGGAATACGGATGAAAACGGACAGAAAAGGGGTGGCGACCCTGTCAATGTCCCTTTCGTCGCCGTTGACCCAGTAGCAACATTACAGCGTAGACCTTATGCGCCGATTAATGTTTATATCTATAAGGGAACTGGTAATCCTCCTGCTCCGGCTGGAGTTGCTGTTTCTAAGCCAGTAATTAAGAAAGAGAATTAATGGCTAATTGGTTTCATAGATTTCTAAATCCCCATTGTCCTGATTGTAAACTAGACAGTCAGGACAAGAAGGTCTGTCAATCATGTGAAACCTTACGAATGGAAATCGCACGATTGACTTCCGATAATGAAAGATTATTGAATGGACTATTAGATAAGTCCATTACATCTAAAGAGGAACCAAAAGTTCCTATAATGTTAAAACCTCCAAGTAATGTTCCTTGGACTGTTAGAAGGCAAATGCTCGAACGCGAGGACCGCGAACGAGCAAGACTAATAAAAGATGCACCTAAACCAGAAAAAGTTGATGTTTCTGATTTAGAACGAGAACTCAACATAGTAGAGGAAAAAAGAGATGCCTTACACGGAAGTAATGCATAAATTCAAGCATGGAAAACTTCACTCAGGTTCAAAAGATGGACCTACTGTGAAAAATAGAAAACAAGCCATTGCTATTATGCTCAGTGAGAAAAAGTCTGGTGAAGGATTAGATACCGGACCTTCTGATAAAGTTAAGAAAAAGAAGGGAATGAAGTAATGGCTTTTATGAAGAATCTAGGTAAGGCATTAGGAGCATTTGGTGGTGCGCCTCCTGCTGCTATGGGTATGGGTGCTGGTTCAATGTCAGCAGCAGCAAGACATCCAAAATGGGCAGCACTAGCAGGAGCTGCAAATACTGCATTGAATGGTGCTCCTCCTATGAATCCACCTATGAATCCTGGAATTAATACTGGTCCATCAGCAGCATCTACTATAGGTATGGGTATGAAACCTCCTATGCCTATGAATGGACCACCAATGGGACATCAAATGCAGTTGCCACAACCAATACCAATGGGACAACCTCAAATTGTCCAACCTCCCAATATTCCTGATTTTACTAATGCTCCTCCTCCAGTTAATCCTGGCAGGCTTGGTATGCTCGGACTATATGGTGGTAACAACGACCCACGACGCCGATACTAGTTATGAGAAATAATCCTAGTGACGAAGTTCAACGTCTCCTTAAAGAAGTGATGGACCACTTCGATAAGGAAGATGTGGCTATTCGTGAACGTCAAATTAGAACTTGGCGTAGACTGAAGCTATTTTGGGAAGGTTATCAGAAAGCCTGGTATTCCGAAGTCGCGCATGATTGGCGAATTTGGGATGATACTCAAACAGGTGATGATACCGAGCAATCCTATTATGACAAGCCTGTTAATGTTTTCCGCGCTTATTTGGAATCAATTATCGCTGCACTCTCTATTACGATTCCTCCTATTAAGTGCTATCCTGATGATGCCGATAATACTCTGGATTTATCTACAGCTAAAGCTGGAGACAAAATTGCGGAGTTGGTCTTTAGGCACAATAATGTTAATATTCTCTGGCTTCATGCTCTCTTTATTTATTGTACTGAGGGGATGGTAGCGTGTTACAACTATCCTAAATCGGATGAGAAGTTCGGAACATACGAAAACAAAAAATATGATGAACAGCCTGAAACTCATCAATATGCCGATTGCCCTAATTGTGGTAATCGTATCGATGATACTACTATACCTACTTCAGTAAATCCTCTCTCATCTCCTATTGATTCTGGTGTTACTGACCCTAATAATCCTATGGGTCCAACTGCTGGAATGGGTCAACCTAGTCCTATGGGACAGCCCAACCCAATGGAAATGATTGAACAGGCAGAAGATGAGTTTCAGCCTGATAATGTAGAACTCCAGAATATGTTAGATGGTGAACTATGTCCTGCTTGTATGCAGTTGATTACTCCACTTATCAGTCAAGAAACTCTATATATCACTAGACTAGTCGGAGTAACTAATGAGCCTAAGACTCGTATGTGCATGGAAGCATATGGGGGACTATACGTAAAGATTCCAAATTATGCTAAGAAACAGGAAGATTGTCCTTATCTGATTTACTCATATGAAACTCACTACGCCAACGCGGTCGAGAAATATACTGACCTAAGGCGTGATGATATTCTTAGAGGAAAGATTATTGGTTCAACTGGACCAAAAGAACCCTATGAACAATGGGGACGAATGAGTCCTCAATATCAAGGGGAATATCCCCAGAATATCGTGACTGTTCGGAATGCGTGGCTTCGCCCGTCCGCGTTCAATATTCTCGATTATGATGAGGCGGAAACACTTAGGAAGAAATATCCTAATGGGTGTAAGGTAGTCTTTATAAACGATACCTTTGCTGAAGCCGCTAATGAATCTCTGGATGATTCTTGGACTCTCACATGCAATCCTTTATCTGATTTCATACACCATGACCCGTTGGGACTACTTTTGGTTTCTATTCAGGAAATTACCAACGACCTTATCTCTCTCATTCTTCAAACTGTTGAACACGGCATTGGTCAGACATTTGCTGACCCTGGTGTCTTAGATTTTAATGCATATCGCCAGATGGAATCAGTTCCAGGCGGTATTTATGAAGCGACGCCAAAGAGTGGAAAGTCTATTGGTGACGCATTTCATGAGGTTAAAACTGCATCTCTTTCACCTGAAGTAATGCCATTCGCACAGAATATTCAAACTCTTGCACAACTAGTCTCTGGAGCCTTACCGAGTTTATTCGGTGGTGCATTAGAAGGAAGTGAGACTGCATCTCAATATTCAATGTCACGCGCGCAAGCGTTACAGAGATTACAGAATACTTGGAAAGTATTTACTTCATGGTGGAAAGATATATTCGGAAAAGTCATTCCGATGTATATGAAGGAAATGAAAGACGATGAACGTGATGTTCAGCGTGATAAAGATGGAAATTTCATTAATGTGCTCATTCGTAAAGCCGAACTAGAAGGAAAGCTCGGTAAAGTCGAATTAGAAGCCAATGAAAATCTTCCTCTTACTTGGTCACAACAAAAAGATGTGATTATGCAGCTTCTACAAGCTGGTAATCCTGAAATTCTGGCTATGCTCGGTTCACCTGAGAATTTACCCATAATTCGCGAGGCTATTGGTCTTAATGATTTCTTCGTTCCAGGTGAAGATAGTCGTGATAAGCAGTATGATGAAATTAAGCTACTTTTGAACTCTGAACCAATTCCTACTATGGACCCAACTAATCCAGAAATGCCTTCAATTGATGTAGACCCAATATTTGACAATAGTGAGATTGAATTTGAAATTTGTAGGAAATGGGCTACTTCTGAAGCTGGTAGACAAGCTAAAACTGATAATCCTAACGGATATCGTAATGTGTTGTTGCATGGCAAGATGCATTACATGGCTAATATGCAGCAACAGATGATGGAACAACAGCAAGGACAGGCTCCGCCAGAAAAGCCTGCCAAGAATACAGAAACTCCAGTTCAAGGGGAAGCAGATGTTCAAACTGTTCACTAACTTTTACGCGCCTAACGATTCTAACACTATCACTCCACCTGCTGGTGGGAGTGGTGATGTTAGTAAAGATGACATAATCGATTTCTTATCAACCGATGATGATAAGGAAGAAATAAAACTTGAAACTCCTAAAAAACTTGATGGAAAAACTATCGAAGTTCCTCAGGAAGAGGAAGAGGAAGAAATTACTGATAAAACTGCTGGAGATGAAGAGGATGAACTCGCAGAACTCGAAAACGAATTAAAAGGACCAACTGATGAACAGTTGGAACTTGTAACTCCTGTTCGACGCAAGGAAATCCTTACAAAGTATCCCCAACTTTTCAAAGATTTTCCATATCTGGAGAAGGCATATTACCGCGAACAACAGTTCACTGAGATTTACCCGACTATTGATGATGCTAAAACTGCGGCGTCTAAATCGGAAATTCTCGACAAGTTCGAGAATGAACTCATGTCGGGTAAAACTGAGAGTGTTCTCAAGGCAGTAAAAGAGGAAGATAATAATACTTTTGCTAAAATCGTTGATGATTACTTGCCT